CTCCTTGAACTCCAACTCGGTATTAAATGATTTCTTTTCCATATTCTTTATCCTTAACTTTCCTCTCTACATCCTTTTGATACGGTAATGATAGTGCCCGTGGGTGTATTCCACCTCAATACACGCTCCTACCGTCCACACGCCACGATTGCGCCACAAAACGCCGTCTTCTGCGAGGGCGTACTCAGTGGGAGCCAAAAGGATACCGTCAACCTTCACGCTCGTTATCGCCGTAACTGGCAATTCGGGCAGGAACAGTTTGGTTGACCCAGTGCCGACAAAAGAAGTTGTGGCAACTTCAAACCACTTGTCGATAAACTCGTGCCAGACCGAAGGGCGGCTATCAGCATCACACCGTTTATGCGCCTCTTCCCGTGAAACTTCGAGAGCGACTAATTCGGCGTCAAAGCGCTTTACTAATACGTCCACTTTTGTTCTATCTCGTGTGGCTGTAATTATCCATGAATTTAACTCGTTGTGAGAAGCTATAAGGTCGTGCACTTTCTCAACAGCCTCTAAAACAAAGCCGTCCAGCGGTTGCGCCCGCACCTTGTTTGGCAACCCTGAAAGCGCCACATAAATCGCGTCATAGTCGCAAATCACATCGCCAGCCTTCGCATGCTCACGCACGTACGTTGTTTTTCCAGAACAAGGGGCTCCCCAAACTACCGTTCTCATTGGTTGCCCTCCAAAGTGGGCGCCTGTGGTTTTCTGACCCACTTTACTTTACATCGGCAGTTTGCGTTATCTTCAGCCTTGCCCTTATAATCACGCGGGTATTTAAGCCCGTTACTAAACACGCCGCGCTTCTCAACATACTCGCCATTCAAACGCTTGTGATCAGGACGTGGATTGCTACTTGTAGTTGTCCAGATTTTTCCTACAACCTGGTCAACCGCGTCGGCGATCTTGGCTTCGACATAACTCTCAATCATCGCCTGACGTTCCTCAGCCAATTTCACCGCCCTTACTGCCAGGGCTGCAGCAAACACTTCCTTGATTGCGTCTGTTGGATTTTCAGCCTGTAAAGCCTTTTCCAGGTCTTCATAGGTTCCGTCGTTGATATACTCAGCCGCAATCCTTGCGTTCTCATGTAACCACTCTTCCATCTGCTCGCGTTTATATCCAGATCCCAATTCACCAGAAAACGCATCTGCAAACGCCCAAGCGGTTTCATTTGTCAACTCCAGAAAGTCCTCTGCCACCTCTCTGTCCCAGCGCTCTTTATCCCAAAGCACGTTCAGCTTGTCCATTTTAGCTTTCGGCAGCACGGCGTCTCTCTGGCGCGTAAACACATTCACCAATAACTTCCGCCACTTTTCCTGATATTCCTTGTCAAGCTCTGGATATTCTGGAACAAAGGACTCCGCCGTGGTTTTTGTCTCAATGTTTGCCGTCTCGTCTTTTTTTTGCTGACTCAACACCATTTCAGGGGTTGTCATGTTAAGAGGGGTGACCAGAGTGTCAGCCAGAGGGTTTTTCAGGCGCGGCAGGTTCAAAATCGCGCGCCCTTCGTTTGGCGTCATGTAAGGCACGCCGACGGATTGCCGTAGGGACTCAAGTTGCATACTGAAGTCAGATTGCAGCTTCTCGTCAATGTTAAACTCGGTATAAGCGTTTTTGAGATCAGGAAATTCGCTCAGATACTGTAAATCCCAATCGTCTTCCAACCTTGCACACATCGGACTGAGCACGTCCATATAAAGCGATTTGTGCAGTTCTGTGATGTTTGCAAACGTACTGCGATCCAGAATGCCCACCATCGGCGGAGGAATGTGGAACGCTCTGGCGCACTCTTCGCGGTTTAGCTTCCTACTCTCAACATACTCCGTTTCTTTTGGGCTGAAAGAGATCGGCTTGAAACTCATGCCTTCTTCCAACAGCGCGGTCTTGCCGCTGTTATCGTCGCCCGCATACATTTCCTGCCATTGCTGGCGAAAGTTGCGCGCTGCCGCCTCACTCATTTCTTTCGCCTCAAGCGGTCTTTCAATTACACCTGAAATGCGAGCGGCATTCTTCCAAAAGCCAGAACTGTACTTGGATTTCTCCCATTCCTCAGCAAGAACCTCACGCAACCCCTCAAGCGGAGATACTCCAGTTGTCGAGTTTTCTGGATTGTAAAAACGAAAATGGATAATGTCTTCTGGCTGATATTCTTTCTCGATATAACCAATCTTGTACTTTGTTGGAACTAACTCGCCTTTGACGCTCATCAGCATATAAGGCACGCGCTGAAGCGCAAATATCTCTCCGTCAGCGTTGCGGTGTTTGAGCAGATAGCCATTACCGCTGATCAACATGTCCGCAACTGCCGCCTCGATAAGCTGATATTGCGTAACCTTGTACTTTGCGGGAAGGGGTTGTTTTAAGATTTGAACAGACCTGTGATCTCGGACTCTCTCTCTGTCATTATCTTTTGACCGCGTATAGACGTGCAAACCAAGGTGAGCGATATTTCGTGCCAGGAAATCTACACAAATGCGAACGTTCATATGGTTTCGGTACATCGCCAGATAATCAAAATTGTAATCAGACCTAATCGCAGACATGACAATGTTTGATGAATTTGGCCACCAGCTTGCCGGCATGGTTATCAGGTTTGTTTCAGAGATAATTGTTGTCATGCGACCACCTGTATAAATTCGATTTCTTTGATGAAAATGATTGTTTCTCCGTCAAGCTTCCTTGCCCCGTCAGGAGAAAGCCATTCGGCATTTTTAAGTACAATGCAGTCGCCTGTTTTCTTCCAGATAACGCCACGAAAATCTTTGCCAAATTTTGTGTTCACAATCACGGGCTTTAATTCTGCGTACCAACCGAATAAACTCATAGCACCACCAGTCCTCGACGCTCATACACAGAATCTTTGCGTCCCACGGAATTGCGTACTGCCCTATCAGTCGCCATGATTGCTGCGACCACCCCATCTATTTTTTGTCTGCTCTTTTGCTTATCCGGCTTAATATTTCCCGCCGCGTCTGTCGTAACCATGACGTTATCTGCCATCCAGCGCATAACCGGATGACCACCGTGCCTGATCCTGCCCTGCCTGATCAACCGCTCAACTTCTTTTGTTGGAGGTGACATTGATACATATCCCTGCCCAAAGCCAATAAGCGTGAAGCCCATATTGGTGAGCGTTTGTGAAATCTGTGTCGCTCCCCATCGGTCAAAAGCAATTTCTTTGATGTTGTAAAGCTCGCCTAACCGCTCAATTTCACGAATGATATACTCATAATCAATCACGTTTCCTGGGGTGGCAATCATGTACCCCTGATCAACCCATGCAAGATACATGTCGCGATCCTTGAAGCCTGGATCGCTCAACTTTGATTCTGGCACGAAAAGCGAAGGCAGCCAAGTGTGTAACTCGTCCTCGCCACTTTCATTCGGGAAATCCAGCACAAATGCCGCAACGTCAGAAACAGATGCAAGGTCAAGCCCGCCATAGCAGACTGATCCTTCAAGCAGCTTAGGATCAATAGCTGGTTCGCCGCATTTATCCCACACTCCCATGTCAAGCCAGCGCGTTTCTTGGCTCGTCCACATATTGAGGTACAGGCGCTTGAAAGTGTTTTGGTATTGCGGACTTGAGAGAGCCTTTTCAAACTCCTGCCTCAAATAGTCAATCTTTACCGTGTGACCCAAGCTCGGATTGGCTTTCTTCCAGGTCTCTTCGCTCGTCCAGTCGTCCTCAGGATCAGCCTCGAAAATTACAGGATAAAACCAATCGCGCTGTATGATGCCTTCAGAAACTTGCTTTGCTGTCTTGTAAACCTCATAGCAGATGGATTCGCGGTCGTAGCCAGCCGTGCTGAATGAAATCAATAACGGCTGCCTGCGCGCGCCAAATGAAGTTTGGATCACATCATAAAGCTCACGGTCTTTTTGGGTATGCAACTCATCGAACAGCGCAGCGTGTAAGTTTCCACCGTGCTTGCCCCCTGCGTCAGAGGAAACAACTTTATAGACAGACGCGCCCTGCTTAGCAATGATCGCGTTTCTGAAAGCGTTTACCAGTTCGTCCAGCTTGTCGTTCTGTTTTACCATGAATCGAGCGGTATCGAAAATAGCGCGCGCCTGCTCACGGTCCGCAGCCACAGAAATCAGCTCCGCGCCTGGCTCGTGATCTACAATCAGCAGGTAAAGGGCGATTGCTGCTCCAAGTGGACTTTTTCCTTGCTTCCTGGGGACAAACACAAATGCCTCTCTGTATCGCCTAAAGCCCGTCTCCTTGTCTTTCCAGCCAAATAAATTGCGGACAAATTCCTTCTCCCAATCCAAAAGCAGAAATGGCATACCGCCCAATTCCCCTTTGACGTGGGTTATGTAATTCTCAATAAAATCAACCGCGACCTGACCAGCCACAGGATCAAATTCGTACTTTTCGAGGTCACAATTCCAGGGGTCGTAGTTTTTCACTCAGTTTCCCCCTCTACTTTTGCGCGAGCGGCGGCAAACAACGAGTCTGCCAGACTTTTCCCCTTCTCTTCTGGCGTGCGCGCCTTCACGCGTGTCCGCTCTGCTGGTGTAAGACCGAACTGCCCTAACATCAGCTTGCACCTGTTCCAAGCCTGATTAGCAATCCCAACGTTAGGGTGCTGATAAACTGTGCCCTTCTCAGTCACAACGACTGTTCCAGACTCTTTCAAGGCCTTGCGCGCCTGAAGAAGATCGCCATAAGCCATACACAACAGTTCAAAAGCCTGGTGGTCTCCGTCGGTATACAAACCCGCTTCAATCAGCTTGGGCAGCATCTCTTTCCACAGCCGCTTACCGTATAGGTTGAGCGTTACTGGCGGCTTGGGGTTGTCATCCGGAACATCAAATTTAGCCTGCGCCTGATTGACGCGGCTCTTTTTCAACGTTCCTTGCGCCTCTTTCAGCGCGTCTGGCAGCGGAGTTCTACCTCGCATTGCTGCCCCACCTTTCG